GCTTCCGTGATATTTTCAGTGATAACATTTATAGCACATACCAAACTGACATCGTCAAATGCTGTAAGTTCAGCACCTGCTTGGTTGTTACCGTTGGCTGTTACAGAAATTACTGCATTAACATCGCTTTCGTAAAATCTTGTTCTGGTGTTGTCTGCGGTTAAACTGTAAGAACTTGCAGTGCCAGCATCTGCATCTACAGTTTTAGTTGCTGTTGTGCTTGCATTTGTGTCGGCAGTTATATCACTGTCAAACTGTTTAATGTTTGTGACTGTGGCGTCAAAAGAAAACGCAACCTGCGTATCTAAATCTGTTGCACGGTTGCGTTTTCCGTCTGTTAGAGTTGTTACAGCCGATGCAAAGTCGCCACCTGCATCACGCTCACGCTGAAAGTCTGTGGCAATTGTGTAGATGCTTTCGAGACTACTATTGTAATCTCTTAACCTTGCAAAACTTGAACTTAAAGCACCGTTTGAAAATGCTACCAAGTCAATATCTCTGTCTCTACTGCCACTTGCACTTTGACTAAACTGTGCAGTTACAGTGCTGTCTGCAACTTTTATAGTGCCTGCTGTGGCTGTAACAGTGGCTTGTGCTGTAATATCTGCTTGTGCTTCAGAAATAGGTGCCGCATAGTAGTCTTGTGCAATATAGTCAGGAATATAGTAACCTGTGGTGTCAGCAATTATTACATCAGCACTGGGCGTGAATGCACCAGTTATGTTAATAGCACCGCTGTCTACTTGCGTTTCGAAATAACCGGCATCGATGTAACCACTTTCGTAATAGGTTGCTTCACTCATTAGCCATTTGGTCCTGTATCAGTTGTTAAGGTTCCTGTAAACTGATCATCACCAAGTGATCCTTTGTTGTCTTGATCTAAACCGTTCAGGAAGATCTTTGGTTGGTTGCCAGTTGGTGTGCTGCCATCAGAACCTAAATCAACAGGACCGTTATTGTAGAACTTTTCTCTGTTGCTGGCCTGGCTTAAATCTATATATTCGTCAGTAACATATATTTGACTCAAATAACCTTGCCAATCTGGATTATTAGGTCGTCCTGCAATGCTTGTGTCTGCAGTGCTGTCTGTTATGCTATCACCGTCGTTAATAGGACCATCTGTTGGTTTGCTATAAGTTGAATACATTTCAACCCCATCAAAATAGAAATGTTGTTGAGAACCACTTGACGCATATTTGTATGACATCATAAAGTGATGCCAAGTATCAGCATATAAAGGCACACCATTTGTAGCATCCCCGTCTACTGTATTCCAGTTTATGTAATATTGTGATCCCCTTACACTGAAATAATTACCCCTTAACAATATTTCGTCAAGTTCAGGGCTAAAAGGAGCCATTATAGGTTCGTATGCTTCTGAATAAGGATCAGGATGTTTAAACCAACAACTAAAAGTAAATTCATCTAAATTATCATCGTGATGTGGAGCAACCATATTATAGGAACTTCTACGCCAGTTCCAATTAACTTGGTTGGTTGTCATATCATATGCTGATGTTGCGGCAGAAACTGGCACAGGCGTTACAGTGTTTGTTCCTTCAACACCATTGTCGTCAATAAATGTTGTGCTTCCATCAGTGCCATCCATATGTAATAACAAAAGTGTGTTGTTATCATTTGCAAACGGTGCTGTTTGTGGTATAAAGTTTTCTGTGTATCTTGCGGTGTTTGATAATCTTACTTCTTCTATGTTTCCAATAAAATATTCACTGCTTGTCACACTGTAATATCCACCAATGACTAGGATATCTCTGTCTATACTGGCAGAACTGCCTAATGAAATTTCTTCTACACCGTTTAGATATACTTTATAACCACTACTGTTCCTTACCATTGCTAGATGATACCAATTATTTGCAGTAATAGTTGTTGTGCCTGTGCCTACATTTGTGTTTCCAACATAACTTTGAATTTTATTTTGATTAGTTAAACGCATCACAACATCTGCACCTAAACCACCTACTGAAGTTGTTAAGATACGACGGAATTGGCTGTTTACAGTTGTAGGGTAAAACCAACATTCTAAAGTAAAATCATCAGTCCCTAAATTCATAATGTTTTCTTGCGTAGTTTCTAAATAATCACCACTGCCGTCAAACAATGCACTACCGCCACCAAACTTAGATTGTGCTGTGTCTACCTGTGCATTACCTTCTGCTTGAATTCCAACCCTTGGCCTGCCAACGCCATTATCGTCTGGGAAGTCTTGGCTACCGTCCGTGCCATCCATATGTAGTAGTAGAACAGTGTTTTCATCGTTGGTGAATTGGGTTGTGCTTGGTGTGAAGTTGCTGGTATATCTGGCAATGTTTGATACTCTCAACTCATCTTGAAATGTGGTTGTTGAATGTGTCTCAAAGTCGCTGCCAAATATTTCAAAATCTACATTTTGGATATTGGCACTGTGAGTAATTGTGTCTGCTTGAGCAACTCCATTTACAAATGCCGTAAAGTCGCTGCCGTTTCTAACCACTGCAATATGATACCAAGTGTCTATGCTTAAGGTGTTATCTCCTTTTATTCTGTGTGATTCCGTAAAACTGGTTTGGCCAGCACAAAAGAAACTTAATTTGTTATCAGATCCTATTTCTAAACTGGTTCTACCACTGCTACCTGCAACATATTGACTCCAAAACATTTTTCTTGTGGTTAAAGCCGTAAATCTTATCCAACTTTCTACAGTCCAATCATCGCTACGCGGCAGTAAAGGTCCGTCTATCAACAATGTATCTGAACTTGTAGGTGCTGTTGCGGAGGTCCCGCCAAACTTGCTTTGTGCAGTGTCAACTTGTGCATTGCCATTCGCTGAAACACCAACTGGGCTTCTAACACCGTTGTCATCCTCAAACAGGGTGCTTCCGTCAGTGCCATCCATATGTAATAATAACCGTGTGTCTTCATCGTTTGTGAATGGGGCAGTTGGAACTGTTATACTTGCCCCATTAGTGTATTTTGCAGTTTCTGCCCAACGCAATTCATCAATGTGACCAACCCATCCTGCGGAATATCCAGCAGAAGTAGTCCATACTGAACCAATGACGTGGTCTTGTGAATTGTCTAAACTATAATCTTTTATATTTGCAGTTTGGTCATAGTCTAAAACTCTTGTTCCATTTACCCACATATTGAATATTCCACTAGATCTTTGTAACACAATGTGATTCCAAGCAGTTGTAGACCAAGTTGCTGTAGTAACTCTGTTACCACCATCAATGAAACAGCGAAGTGCATCAGTATTTGCGTCAATAAAAATTGAATCAGATAAAGCAGGGTAATGGCTATATAACATCATTAATTTCCCGCCAGTGCCTCCTCTAGCAAAACATTCAAAAGTAAAATCTCCTGAAAGATTAAGTGTTTGTTCAAATGAAATTCGTAAAGCATCACCAGAGCCATCAAACAGTGCTGATGCCCCACCAAATT